AAGGACAGCATCTCGACATACGCGGGCAAGCCGATCACGCTGGGCCACCCACACGGCGGCGTGGTCGATGCCGCGAACTGGAAGCAGCTCGCTATCGGAACTGTCGGCTCTAAGGTTCTGCGGGACGGCGAAACTGTCGTGGTTGACTTCTCAATCATGGATGCCGTCGCAGTACAGGGCATTGAGGCTGGCACGCGTCAGGTGAGCATGGGCTACACGACGCCAATGGTGCTGCAGGACGGCATTTCCCCCGACGGAACACCCTACCAGGCGGTGCAGACCGGCCCAATCAACATCAACCACCTCGCTGTAGTTCCTGCGGCACGAGGCGGTTCCGAACTTCGCATCGGTGACGCTGCGATCAACTGGGGGGCAACCCCTATTCACCATGGCGACAAGGAGACAACCATGTCAACGAAAAGTGTGGTGCTTGGGGATGCAGCAGTTGTACTGCCCATCGCCGATGCCAATATTGTTGAAGCTTTCAAAGCCTCGATTACTAAGCAACTCGCCGATGCGATGTTCGAGAAGAAGAAATCGGACGACGAGAAAGACGAGGAAATCGGCAAGCTCAAAGCCGAGAAGAAAACCATGGAGGATGCTGCGGTAACTCCCGCCAAGCTGACCGCCATGATCGCTGACCGGGTTGCTCTTGAGCAGCAGGTCAAATTGATCGACGCCAAGATTGTCTGCGACAACGTCGCTGATAGTGATCTGCGCAAAGCTGCTGTGGTCTCCGTGCTTGGTGATTCCGCTGTGCTGGACGCAACTCCTGCCGAGATCAACGGCATGTTCAAGGCGGTCAATGCTGCGAAGCAGACCGCCCCGAACGATTCGGTGCGAAACGCTCTCGGGTCGCATAAATTCATCGACGCTGCCGTTCAAGGTTGGGGCGACAGTGTCGCCAAAGCTGCTGGTGTCATGTTCAAGAAAGGTGCGTAAGCCATGAATGCTCTTGTAATGCGCGATGGCGCAGCAAACTACCTCGTCTCGGAGGCCAACGGCATGTATCGCTCGCGCCATGAGGCCGACGTCATCGGGAACGCCACGTTGATCCTCGCACCGGGGACTGTTCTTGGTCAGGTCATCACGGGCGCTGCGACATCCGCTCTGAAATCCGGAGGCAACACTGGCAACGCAACATCCAGCGCGGTCACCGTCACGTCTAGCGCGGAGGTTGGTATCTATGCTGTCAGGTTCTTGACTGCTACGACGTTCAGTGTGGCGCTCCCTAGCGGCGCGCTCCTCCCGAACGGGGCGACTGCAGTCGCATACGCACAGGGCGGCGTCGTCTTCACCCTGACCGTCGGCGGCACGCCAATGGTCGCTGGAGATGGGTTCAACATTACCGTCACCAAGGCACCGGGCGACTTCGCGCGGCACCTCTTGGGCGCGACAGACGGTACGCAGACTGTGGCTGGCATCCTCTACGAGGAAGTTCCTCCGGGCGTCACCGTTCCACGAACCATCACCCGTCGTGACTGCGAAGTCAATGGCGATCACCTGATCTACTCGGCAGGCGCTTCTGCTGAACAGATCGCCACTGCGAACGCCGCGCTTCTTGCGCTCGGCATCATCGTCCGATAACAAGGAGTTATCCACATGGCTGGCATGGACGTCTTCAATAACAATGCATTCTCCATGACGTCTTTGACAGGCGTCGTAGAGAAACTGGACTACATTCCGCAGACGCTTGGACAACTGGGAGTTTTCACTCCCCTGCCTGTGCGCACGCGGAACATTTTCATCGACCGTCGCGACGGGTTTCTGACCCTGATCGGGACTTCCGCACTGGGTGCTCCGCCTGAGGAGTTGAACAAGGACGACCGCGATGCGGTCCCCCTGAAGACCACTCGATTGGCGAAGGGTTTCACTCTATACGCAGCCGAGGTCGAGGGCATCCGCGCATACGGGTCCGAGACCGAGTTTACGCAGGTGCAGGCTGAATACTTGCGCCGCATGGCACGCGTTCGGAATGATATGGAGCTGACGCACGAATACCATCGTCTCGGTGCACTGCAAGGATTTCTGCTCGATGCGGATGGCACGTCGGTGATCTACGATTACTTCACCGAGTTCGGTGTTTCGCAGCCCGATGTTATCGACTTCAACCTCGACAACGCGGCCACCAACGTCCGTCAGGTCATAACAGACCTGACTCGGTCCCTGGTGCGTGGATCGCGCGGCGCGGTTACTGGCGTCGCACAAATCCACGCACTGGCAGGCGATGCGTTCTACGACGCATTGATCGACCACCCGACAGTTCGCGCGTCCTACCTTAACTGGACCGCCGCCGCCGATCTACGTCAGGCGACTGCGTTTCAGGCGTTCACGTATGGTGGCGTGACGTTCCACAACTATCGCGGGACAGACGACAACTCTGCGGTGGCTATCGATCCGGACGAAGCAAAGTTCTTCCCTGTCGGAGCACCGGACGTGTTCAAGAAAGCGATGGCTCCTGCGGAGTTCGGACCTTTTATCAACACGCCGGGGCAAGACGCCTATGCGATGAACATTCTCGATCTGCAGCGGCAGGCTTGGACACGCGGCGAGCTCTACAGCTATCCGCTGTACTTCTGCCAGCGCCCAGAGGCTCTGCGTACGGGTCGTCGCACCTAAGCCTGGACAACAAAGCTCTGGCGGAGGTTCATTCCTTCGCCAGATTTGAACCTTGAACCGGAGAAAAGAAATGAAGCTCAACGTCAAGAATGACAGCCACAGAGCAAGAGCTCTCAGCGCCGCAAACGGGGGGATTGTAATCGTTCCTCCGAATTCTGAAGACGTTTACGATCTCAATCCAGATGCGCAGTTTAAATCTTCTGCAGATCTGTTGATCACTGAACCTTTACACCCAGAAAAAAGCCAAGAAAACGCAGCTCCAGCTCCTGCCGCTCCGGCTCCAGCTGTCGAGCTCAAGAAGATGCAGGCTGGCCAAAAAACGGCGGTTGATGCGGCTGTCAAGGCCCCAGCCGAGCAAAAAGAAACTGAAGCTCCGGCCAATCAAACAGAGGCTGACGTTCCAGCTGATTGGCAAAAGGGGCTTGAGGCTTCGAAATGACTTTCTATGGCACTCTCCTTGCAGCAACAGCATATCACGCATTGATAGGCAACGAGGCTTGGGCCTCGGTTGCCTTCAACGATGTTCAACGTGAATCAGCTATGCGGCGCGGGACGCGGGCGCTTGACGGTCGATACGCAGGCCAGTTGAGCGGCACAAAGCTTGCCTCTGGCCAAGCATTGCAGTTCCCCCGCGTTGACCTATACGACAACTGTTCTCAGTCTGCGGTTGCTAATGGTACAATTCCTGACGCAATCATCAACGCTAGCTACGAGCTTGCGTTGCTTGAGCTCGTCTCGCCAAACAGCTTGTCTCCTGCGATAGCCTCGCTCGGAAGATTGACCCAGAGCGAGGCCGTGAGCGGCGCAGTATCGCGCTCCTTCTTCTCTCCTAAAGATCTCGCATTCTTGCTTGGACCCGGAAGCCCACTCAATGCTTTCCGACCGAATGTCCTTGTTGTCGAGGACTTCATGTGGTGCTACTTGAACCTAGCGGGTCGTCGCTGGGCTGCAGCGGTGGTGTGATATGTCTTTCTATGATGACATGGCGCTTGTAACGAAAGAGCTTCTATCAAGCGCAGTCTTCGGTCAAGGCGTAGTGATTCTGTCTCGAAAGACCACTGGCGTTGTCAACCCGGCGCAGCCTTGGCTGCCCGTCGTTCCAGTGGTTCAGACTGAGACGCTAGGGGCTGCGGTTTCGGGTGCAGGAAAGTATGCTGACGGTGTGACCATACTCGCAACAGACTTTCGCGTCGTAGCTGCGGTCCCGGTCATTGATTGGCGAATGAATTCTGATGTCACTATGACCATCAGCGTTGATGGAAAGACGCTCCAGGTCTTGCAGACAAAGGGCCTCCCTGCTGCTGGAACTCCGGCTGCTATTGAGATCATGGCGAGGGCCTGATGACCGCTACCAATAGACAAACGCAGAGGTTCAAGGAGCTTATCGCTAAATTAGAACCTGAACTCCGAAGATCCTTTATGCTTGCAATACAAGGCATCAAGGATCGTGTCGTCTGGAAAGATTTGATCAACGCTCTGACCGAACAAGACATCGATGCCGCTATTTCAGCGCTCGGAATAACCAAGGAAGCCTTCTACGACTATCAGACTAAGCTGACAGCCATATACGCACAAGGCGGCGCGCTCACAGCATCAGGGATCAAAGGCCCAAACGGGGGGTCGATAAACTTCCTCTTTAATATGATCAATCCGCGCGCTGAGTCGTGGCTTTCTTTGAATGGCGGAGATAAGATAACAAACCTTCTAGTCCCTGGTTTGCGCGAATCAATCACAGCCAAGGTTATTGAAAGCTATGAAAAAGGCAATCACCCCTTCAAAATAGCGCGGTCGTTGATCGGGAACATTTCCAACGGCAAGCGAACTGGTGGCCTCTTGGGGTTATCTTCACCTCAGATAGTTTACGTTGATTCGATGAGAGTCAGGCTTCAGAACGGATCTGCTTCTGAGATTCAAAAGATACTCAGCGGCATGACACTTCGAGACAGAAGATTTGACAAGCTTCTCGGAAGAGTACAGCAGGGAAAAGCTAAGCTGACTTCGAAAAACATCGAAGATATGCTGAGTGGTTACACCAATAAGCTTCTAAAGCGAAGAGGCGAAGACGTAGCGCGTACCGAGACGGGTATGGCTGTCATGGCTTCCCGCAAAGAATCGATGCAGCAGGCGCTTCAAAAATTAAACTATCCAGACAGCGCGGTCATAAAGACTTGGCGGCATGGTGGCGGACCTG